TCATTTACGTAACAGTCCTACTATTACTATGAGACATACCATCAGTCCCACATATCCTACGGTTCCAAGTTCCAAGTCAGTCATTTAAAAATGATACTCCACCCAGTAATAGGCAGTCTTGCCACTAGACCATGTTACCTTGCTACCACGATATCGCTTATACGGAACCAGCGGTGATTCAGTTGGTAGTGGTAGTTTCTTCCATTCTTTCTCAGTCATCATATGCTCTGACTATCACGGTTTTCATTCATGCGCTTGATGTCAGCAGCACGTTGCTTCTTGAGTTCTTCAGCAGTGGCAACAGCATTCTTCTGCGTGTCATACTCAACCAGTTCAGCACTGGTCATCTTAGACTGTAGATCTGCAATGATAAACTTCTGCCGAGCAATCTCGCTGCTCTCAGGGAAGTAACGAATGGTGGAATCTAGTCGAGATTCAGAGATACGCAGTTGGTCAAACTTATTAAACACGCTGGCATCGGTAGTATTGGTCAAAATATCAATCATAATCTAGTTCCTTTTCTTAGTATTACCATTCTACCCTAAAACTAGGCAAAAGTCAATGATTTTCCTTTAACCATTCTAGAATGTTCTGTGGTGATGTTTCACCATATGGATCATCCTCTGCTTCATCAGTCATTCCTGGTTCGATGAACCACTGTTCAATGCGACCATTGTCAACAATAACTGCATACCGCCATGAACGGTTGCCGAATCCAAGATTATCCTTGCTTACCAGCATGCCCATCTTCTCAGTGAACGCACCAGAACCATCAGGAATGACCTTGACATTCTCTACATTCTGATCCTTTGCCCAGCAGTTCATCACGAATGCGTCGTTGACTGAGATACAGTAGATCTCATCAATACCCTCATCATAAAACTCTAGATGCAGTTTCTCAAAGTCAGGCAGTTGGTAGGTGGAACATGTTGGTGTGAACGCACCTGGAAGAGAGAACAGAATTACTCGCTTGTTGCTGAAGTAATCGAAACTAGTCCGTTCCTGCCAACGATAGGGATTTGGACCCTCAATGGAGTCATCGCGAACGCGAGTCTTAAATACGACATTGGGAACAATGTCAGGTTGTACTTTCCAATTTTCCATGTTAATTTCCTTTAATTAGTGGGATTGATATTGATGAATGGTGCCACATTTCTTCGCCATCTTTCATTCCTTGGAATGAATCTTCTTCGATCTTCATGATAATACCACCATCTTCACGACGGTAGTAACGCTTCGTTTCTACGCGAATCAATTTCTCAGACATTATACAGTTCTTTTACTCTTCAACCCATTCAATCTGATGAAATGCTACGACTCGCTCAGACATATTACCATCTTCGTCCTCTAGATTCAGAGTAACTCCAGTCGAGTTTGGTCGAGACTTGAGAGAATGCACAAAGTATACTTTGCCAACATCTTCCCACATATCATTGTTAATTGTGCATCGCATGTTCTGCCTCCGTATCTACGATGTGTAACAAATTTGGTTCTGATGATGCAAAGAATGCAAGATTAAACTGCTTGTTCAACGCATTATAATCATCAGAATAATAGCGAACAACATACTCAGTATGCGCAGAATCAGTCCAATGACGAAGTTCGTACCTCATACACCGAGATCTTCCTCGAGACGATTTAGAATCCACTCATCAGGATCACCTGTCCGTGCCTTGGCAACACCATATGGCATGTCAGATGCATAGTATGCATACAACTTATCATAATACCCAACATTAAAAATGTCAGCATCACCACAAACCAGAGCAATTGCTACATTGCGAGGTACAACGTCGAATACACTATGAATCATATCAGTTTCCTTTTTGTTCGATTTGCTCGTCTTGCCATTTGTAAACAGCATCCCAGATGTTGTCATACAGCATGTCAAAATACTCATCACTGCTTTCTTCAAGTTCAGTTATCTCTGGAATTGCTTCAGTTACCATCTTCACGAGGTCATCCCAATCAATCGCATCGCCACGTTCACCAAGGTTGGTGTAGATGTGATACCCAGCAAAGTTTGCGCCTTCGTCTTCATAGGTGACTGTGATAGTTGCATCTTCATCGATTGCTAGAATTTGCGTCGACATCCAATCTATGAATTTAATTGGCCAATCCCACGCAGATGTCATGACAAATGTATTGTCATAGATGTCTTCGAAGTAGCACCACTTGGTGCCGATGTTGTCAGCAGTCCACTCATGGGTTACTTCAGCAGGAACATCTTCCATCAGATTCCACACATATTTGCACCCATCGCCATTCAGCATAACGCTGTCCATTGCATCAATGGCAGACATCCACTTTTCTACGAGGACTTGTGCCGTTTCATTGCACTGGATAGCAACACGAGATGTAACATGATTTGCCATAATATAATTCCTTAATTAACGAGTAGAAGATGGTTCATTGATTAGATTGATAGTGCCAATCAGAAACAGAGTAAGACCAGCGGCACCCTGTAATGCAAACTGTAGAAATCCTGCATCTTCAGGAACACACATAACCAACAAACCAACAAACAGCAACACATAATTCATGATATCATCCTTTCGACTCATATTATCACTATACCTCGAAACTCGATAAAAGTCAAGCCCTTAAATTCCATCCACGTGAAATAAATTTCTCGATCCTGTGTTTAGATATCGTTTGTTGATGCGCAGGATTCTTGACAAGTTGCTTCCGCTTAATGCAGTCATACTGCGCACGTGAGATGAACAACTGCTGTGTCTTCATGTCAAAGTATGGCATGCAATGGATGAAGTCGAAATCCTCACGATGCTTCTTATCCGTCTTGATGATGACCTGTAGTCCATTCTTAAACGTAATGGCATTGGCAGTCACTAACTTACCGTCAACATTGATTATAGTCATATATCCAGAAGTAACATCTGCAACCTCATATAGAGTCGGAGTGTCACTCATTACAAACGACTCGAATCGAGATATAGTCACAGAATCTCTTAGATATACATCCCAGTCATGGACTTCTTCATCGTGGAATAAAGAAGCAAAGCATCCACCAGTCAAGATGCATTCTTTGAAGAAAGGATAATTGTCGGCTGGTAGATCAGATAGCAGTTCGCGCAGTTTCTTCTGCACGATACCCTTTACCGATTCGATCTCAGCACGTTCATCATCAGAGAACATAACAAATCCTTAAAAATGACTTCCTACAGTCTTCAATGCAGCACGTAGGTGACCATAATGATCAGCAAGAATTTGGCGGATTTGTTCGCGCTCACTAGGTGTCGCGCCACGAGCATCGACATAGATGTTACCAGTCAGTCCCATCTCACCTGCTTCTTCTTGCATGTCGTTGAGCATTTCATTGGTCAAAAGTTGTGTATTAATTATCATTATTCATTTCCTTTAGTTTTTCATAAATTTCGACTGCTTCTAAAAACTTCAATAGTAGCGAGATGAGCGTGCCAGCGGCAAACCACAACAGGAATACTATTTCACCGATATGTTGCCCAGTAATGAAAAACTTGGCAGCAGCATACAGCAACGCGAATAGGAATCCTCGGATTGCATTCTCTACCAGAAATTTAGCAATCAGCATGTTGCGTACTTTGGTTCATAACTGTCACCTGTCAGTTGATTGTGGAATTTGTGGACATGCTTGCACTTACCGTGGAATGAGAATCCAGGACAGTCACATTTCCACCCACGATCAGTGAGTTCACTGTGATAATCCTTACCATTACAGTTGGTGTATGTCCACACAAAACCTGTGTAGAATGATTGTTTGTAATTGTATCCTGGAATCTTCAGGACTTTGTCCCACTTGGAACGGCGAACTTTTGGGTTTCTTCTATCAGTCATATTCTCATAATACTATATTATGAGATAAATGTCAAGCCTTTTTCCAACAAGTCCATACTGCTTCTTGAAATTCCTCAGTTAAAACTGGTTCAAGATTTTGAGTTTCTACGGCGAAGGCGATGTCTTTATACTGGAGTTGACACCATCCCCATACATTCTCACGTATGTATGCGCGATACATTGCCTCATCATAGGAATAGTCATGCGCCATGATAATGTCACCAGACTTCAGCATTTTAGAGAACACATGAAATTCATATCTCTTGTCTCCCCCGTCACATAGGACAAGAACCTGCCCTTTTCCAGAGATATATTCTTCTATGGTATCGAAATCATCGAATACACTCTTGACGTTTACCGAAATATTATTCTCTTCAAGGGTCGCTTTATGCTTAGTTTCTAATACATCATAGGTAATAATCTCGGCATCTGTTAAATCCCTCACTGCACGGATAAAACCACCAGTTGCGGTACCTATCTCTATTACACGAACAATATTCTCCTGTGCAATGAGTTTTTCAAATGCAGGGTAAAAGTTCTTATTTTGTTGAGTAAAGATGCCTTTGTATAAACCACCACCCCATTTGTGGTCCCAAAGCGGAAACTCATTGGCAGGGTCAAATGCTTCACTTGGTATTCTAAATGCCATTACATGAAGTCTCTATATTGTTTGCGAATGCTGGCATAATCTGTTTCTTTTTCCACGTCAGTAGCAAAGGTTGTGATTGCATTTCTCCAATCATCTTTTGGCATGACTGTCGTGAGAATATCTTTTGACAGAATCTGCAGTACAGATCCGAGTGCAATCATTTCTTCTTCGTCATCACAATATAGGATTGTTTCTTTAATATAGTCACTGACATCTTCCATCAGAGACATGCGTTTCCGCTGCCTCTCTTGGAAGGTAAGTCTTAACTTGGGTTCTTTAACAGGTTCAATCATAAACTTATTTATCACGATTGAATACGACCCAATCTGTGTAGTAGACTAGCAACTGCATTAAGATCTGGATGCGGATCTCGATCACTAAATCCCTCCATGCGTTGCATGTCGATCAGATATGCGTGCAATGCACGACGAATTACAGGAATGTCTGTAGGAGCAAACGTCCCACCTTTTACTTCTTTAACCATTAGTCCCATAGTCCTTGATAATATTTACCGAACAATATTGTTCCACGTTGAATGCGTTCTGAGTGTTTGACATGACCTTCTCTGTCATGAACATATGGTTTTACAGAGTGATCAAAAAACTGAGATTCATGATCTTCATCAACGATCTGTTCAAATGCCCAGATCATTTCACCGAGCGCCCATTCCCACCGCTTATGGTAGTTATCGTCGATATTATGATCCACGACAACAGGAACAGCAGTAGAGCGAAGTTCTTCTGGAACATCAGCATCATCGACTTGACAAGAACTATGTGTTGATTTTCGCAGTTGCTTTAGCATGGGAAGAATGATTAAAGCGAGAGTATCATCCATGCTCCATGTATCATATGGATCGATACGCACTTTTACCTTTCGATCCATTCCATCAATAATCTTGTTTACTGTAAGATTAAGCAAATCCTGCCAGATATCAGAGATCTTCTGAACGCTGCGATCCAACCAGTCACCATCTTCTAGATCACCTACATCCTGAATGCCGACAAGATCGACACCATTCCAGTAAGGAACTTGTTTGTTGCCATACTTGATACGGATATACCATTCCTCGAATCGCAGCGTTGTCCAGCGAGTTCTATATGGTCCAATGTTAATCTTCACGAGAATTCTTAGAAAGTTCGGTCAGATACGGATCTTGCCCCCAGTCAAGTGGAATGTCCATATCATCGAGTGATTGCACGATCTTGGTGATACCATACACAGCAAGTGCGGCAATGCCGAACACTGCTACATATGGGATCGCCTCAATCATCTTGCCTTCTTTGAGGTCTTTAATCTTGTTGAATATCATTTAATGAATTCCTTTAAATCGTTTGGTATAGTCTCTCTTAGAAAAGGACTTACATCAGAGGTTCCTCTGTTACCTGCAGGTATCCTTCTCAAAAAGTTTCCAATTGGGGCAAGCATTAAGCGCAGTACTTGTCCAAAGATTTCCTTAATATCACCTGTTTTAACAGCGTAAAAAAGCATATTCAAATGCGACTTTAAATGATCAACGAGTATTGATTGCGACACGATATGAATTCTTTGAAGATAAATCCAACTTTGTTCAATATCTCCCAATTCTGATGAAATATAGAATTTTTCATATTCATCGGAAATGAATTTATTGTAGTTGGCATTTCTCATCAGCACTTACCTATTCGTGCAATGCTAAGAAACTCTGCACGAGCAGCAGCATCAGTCTTCATTGCCAAACACCTGTTTTACTTGCTCTGGTGTACCAAACCACTTGATCAGTTGATCAACAGAATCAATATGCTTCTGAATCTCGGTATCATCTGCTTCTTGGTCGCCCCAGACAAACACATGATTGTTTGCGCCGAGATCATTCAGAAATTTCTGACGAGTTCTGATAAGTTCTTCTACTACCAGTTTATCAAATTGATCAACATCAAGTTCTACTGAAATTTTAGTCATCTTCATTCACCTTCTTATAACGATTAAAAGACCCATCCGCCTCGACTACCATAATCTCGTCGAGATTTTGTGCCATCACACGCTGCTCACCTTCTGCGGCAAGGTATTCATGTTCACGCAATTTACGCATTACAGCATTAGCAATACCAAACTTATTACGATGGGTGTCAATAGCTTCTTCTACTGCATCTGCACATTGGCGATACAATTCATCGGGAAGTTCCCACGAGTGATCAACGTAAGAACCTGGAGTCAAACTACCAGCACGGCGGAGGTATGATTGCCCGCCATCTACAGAGATGGCCCCACACGTGCAAGTCACAAAGTCATGGCGATGCTTGGAGACAATGAAGTCCCCACAACCGAGACAGGTCACTGCATTCTGAATAATCACGGGAACATTTCCTTATCATTTAACATTTCGTCGCGCTCTTCAGCAGTGACTTTAGAGGTGAATATACTATAAACTGTCACAGAAAGCAATAGAATTATGATAATGAATAGAATATTATCACTCGTCATAATCAATCACATTCACGAACTGAAGTTTCTGGTCTTCATCCCAGTCTTTCAGATAGACATTATCTTCATCAAACATGCGAAGATACTCTGCCGTATCAATCTCACGAGTAGATGTAATCATCTCATCGACGTGGAGTTGCGAGAACTCCTCAAAATCGTCACCAACGCACATCGTTACTTCATCCCTAGCATCAGATGCAGTCTTCGCCTCGACGACATACCGCATGCGGAATACACTAACTGTTTCTACAAGATACTTTGGCATTAATTCAACTTTCCATCATAAGTTCGCAACCATGGTTGCCCAGCAGTTTCAAATCCCGCAAATAATTTGTTTGCGATATCATCCCAGAGTGCTCGGAACTTTGGGTTATGCGCTCGAACCATTGCTCGTCGAGCATTCTGTATTCGTTCCATCCGTAATTGAATATCCATATTATTTACTCCTCATCATTATTAGCATTATACGCTGTTTCTTGGTATTTGTCAATAGAATTTTGATTAAAATTCTCCATGAGACCAAGAAACAAGACTATATCGAACGCCCGACTTGACTGGGTCAACTTTGTGATGAACATAAGAAGGGAAGAAAATAACATCACCTGCATTAAATAGAAAACTGTATCTGTTACCCGTATACCATAATGCAAGTTTACCACCAGTGAAGTCATCATTGAGCAGTGTTATGCATGATAGTTTGCGAACAGGTTTTTTGTCTAAATCTTTTACATCTGCATTCCATATGGTGTCAGTATGTTTTTCAAATTTACCACCATTGTCATATTGAATGAAGTGATTTTCTTTGGCGTATTGAGAGATGTTAATCTTAAAATAGTTCTCATTGGCGAATTTAGATATTTCACGAACTTTTTCAACCACAGGATTGTTGTGATTGATGCTGACTTGTTTAGACTCGCGAATATCTGTATCATACCTATCAATGTTCGCAGAACTTAATCCACTGTCTTGTAGTGGTTTTTGTTTCTGTTCTCCAATGAATCCTGAGAGATCTTCAAACACATTGCGAAACACAATGGCATTCTGTAAAACCTCAAACTTCATACCAATTGCAGTTCCACGAGTTCAGTCATAGTCTACGCCCTCGTCCTGCTTACGACCCATGTAATGATCATCGCTTACGCAATGAAACTGTGCCTGCAATCTGCTGTTGATAATAGTCCGAGTAACATCACCCGCGAACTTTTCACATTGCTCTTTGCTGGCAGTCTCATAGACATCCTTTGCTACGAACTCACCCTCGGCAGTGAACAAGAAAACGATCAACCAATAACTCATTTCACAACTCCATACAGAAGAATAGCGGTAATAAACCCATTGACCACGATCAAAGGTTTATCTTTCATCTCGTAGGCAGCATATCCCCAGATGGCAGCACCAATGATCGACAACATCAGGTCGACCGTGTGCAACTCAAATGCACGACATGTCGCGGCGATGATGACACATGCAGTGCCAACCCATTTCAAGATTTCGAGGAAATTATTCTTTGTCTTATCTTCAGTCATAATCAAATCCTTAAATTGCATCAAAACCAGAAGAAGCGCAACGGAATAGTTTTCCGTCAACTTCAAGGATGTCACCGACAGACATTGAAGAGCAACGACCGAGTTTAAACACATCCTCGAAATATATACTTTCTTCCCAGAGATTCATTGCTTCGAAAGCATTTTCCATGTCATTGGTATCAACGTTAGCAACATGAGTGTAGTACTGAAAGTTTTCCGCCTTGAAGGTACCATCAAACGAACGACCGAAGTACGCTTTGATGCGGTCGCTGGTTTCGCCACTGTTGACAGCAGAAATTTCAGCGTCGGTCAGTTGGATTTGGTAAACTTTGATCATTTTCACATTCCCTTTTTTCATCTTATATTTCATTCTACCCTATTTTTATGAAAATGTCAAGCCCCTAAATCAAAACAATTCAAATTATTTTATGCCCAGCAGACTGAATGTTCAATTAATTTTACGATGCTACCATCGTCAGTGCGCACTGCCACCTCCTGCCACTCTTCATTGTGAACATCAGTAATACTGACACACAGTCCAACAACGAGACCATGCTCACCAATTTCATTATACCTATAACCCATTACTTTATCGCCGACGTTAAACATATTAATTCCTCTCAGTTTAATTTTGTGTGTTCACGGGAACACCGATTAAATGTAATCTTGGTTCCAATGAGCAATTCATAAATGTGTGATGTATGCGTGTATCAGTCCAATAAACTTTACCTGCTGGTAGGTGCTCAATCAATCCTTCTGACCCCTGTTTCAGCACAAAATAACATTCTGGATTTGTAATGATTGGAACATGTATCCTGGGACTTAGATCTCTGTGCATACTGTAGCAACTCATACCATTCACCCACATAACACGAGTTCTTACTAATTTGTGCTCGTTGATTATATCTTCAAAAATGGTTCCTTGCAACACTGGATTTAGATTGTTATATTGATGCTCTGGATTGATCAGACCTGTCAGTTTTCCTGTTCCGCCTGCCCATAGATTTTCTGTTTCTTCGGCATACTGCAATCCTGCTTGTTTGTGGTGAGGATACATTTCCACCCACTGTATTTGGTTTTCAATCGCCGTGTACTGTTCAAGCACCAGATCTATATCTATGTTACCAATAACCTTAATCATTTTTGTGTTCGATATATTTGTTAATTTCTGGAAAGTTTTTTGCATAGTTTATATTGTCAAATTCAATCATACTTACTCTGGGATTTTGTATCCAGAAATCTATAGCACTTACGATTGTGTCATATGAGACAGGTTCTCTGTCTACATAGTTCTCTAGATAACCCATCTTCAGTAATAACATGGGCAACGTATTATTCTTTTTAATCAATCTGTGTGTGCGTTCTAAATCAAATTTATTCAAATAATATGGTTCTGGTTTTATCTGTGCAGCATCTGCTGCCATGGATCCAGATGATATCACACATGTATAATCAGATAATTCTCGCAACAGTTTAGATTGAACATCACCAACATGAGCATTGTTGAAGAAATAGTCACACTCGGTCGTCTTTACCATCTCTACGACTTTATTTACATCAGTTGTGAGATCGAAACCTGTCGTCCTGCTTATTCCTCCAACAATGCAGTCAGGTTTTTGTTTGAAGTGGTTGTATATGCTGAGACCTAAACCGCTGGTATGTCCTGTTATGAATATGTTCATCAATTGGTTCCTGGATCAATCTTGCCGAGTTGATCGAATGCCCATTTCCTCTCATTACAATGATAGCATATGTTGCAACGACCGACTGTGTTTGTGGTGCAAGAGTGCGATAGTTCCAATAGTCGTTCAGTGCCAAACATAAAATGTAAATCTATTGTGTGTGTTTTATACAGATGATTAAATGGTAACCCGATGATTTCTGGGTATGGATTCTCAGTCACGCGGAAAGGATTGGTGGCATGTGTCGAGTCAAACGGCCAAGGTTGCGGGACAGGTCGCTGGTCCGCAAGAAACACAAACAAGTCTGTAAAAGTAGGATCATATTTCTGAAAAACTGCTCGAACACTGTCGCTAATTTGCATAGAGTGATGTAAATCTTGCACATTTTCGGCACCGAAAATTATTGGTTGTGGTAGATTGATACCCAGTTTTTCGTTTATCCAATTTACGATGCCTGCGCTGTGCAGTTCTGCGCCATCTGTTTTCGGAACAGTAAAGATATATTTAATTTCTTGGATGGATCTTCCCGTTTGTATTAATTCAAGGCACATCAGATACAGTAATATTGCGCTATCAGCACCACTGCTCAACATTATACCAATGCTTTTATTCTCGGGAATTGTTAATTCAAAAGAATCTCGATTGTCTTCTTTACCACACGCAATTATCATATCTCACCTCTGGATTATTTAGTCAGTAAAATCTTCATCTATTTTACAGAAAATAGATTTTTATGGAATGATTGTGAATTGAAATCTGAAAAATTATCATCAGTTAGGCATGAGTATACTGCATCTTTCAAGACATGATGGTTTTTTTCATGTAAGTGATTCAGTCTATGATCATATGCACCTTGTTTTTTAGCCATGTCCCACATATCACCATCCGAAATTTCTTCTGTGCTGATTTGCCACAAAGAAAACTTAGCGTGGTTAGGAAAAAACTTTGCTATGGAAGATTCTGCACTACTGACACTAATTGATGCTGTTTTATTGGGAAGACTGTGTAATGTCTGCAGCAACATGTATCGCTGCGCTACAACTAAATCATGATTTTTTAGCACAAACCAATCTCTATAAAATTGCTTAAACATAGTATAATGTTCGTCTGGGTCAGTGTGTTTTTCCATCTGCTGTTTTCTTTGTTTATCTAACAGTTCTGGATAAGCCTTGTAGTTTGCCAAGTATGCCCATTCTGGAAGAAATTCTTTTGCGATAACTGGACTTCTTTCGCTGGTAGTCAGGGTAAATACGATCCGATCAGTTGGATTATATTCGTCACTAGAAAGATATTCAAAAAATTTTAACGTTGAATATTCAAACGAGGTCCCTGGTTTCCCATATGTTTTATACTCGGTTCCTAAATCATCACTTAACATCTTGAACCAAGTTAAATGTTCAGAAGCATCTGGGAATATATCAGAATCTGTGGGTGGAAGTTTGATATACGAAGATTCACTTATAAAACTGTCACCGAATAATACTAACATCGTTAATCCTTTCCGCCCACGCCAGTCTGTGCACATTTATCATGTATTGCTCCAATTAAATTTTTGTTTTTTATAATTTTCAATAAACTCGACCTTTGTTTGAATAGGTGGGCAGACACCACCCAAGTCACGATATGATCCCATCAATTCCTGATCAGTTTTACCTGCAACATACCATTCGTTCAGACGCCAATGTTCTACACCAAAGTCCATATAATTGTCTTTGCTCCATACATTATTAATTATCCACAATATTGCTTCTCGTTCTGTCATTCCAGTATTGCTTTTCCATCGATGCAGTAATACGGTTGTTTTAAGGTATTGAGCAAGCCTTTTCACAGTATGCTTTATTTCAGGAAGAACACTATTACTCTGATAGATTTTTGTCAAATCAGGATGAGATGCATCTAATATAATATTTTGTGGATCTACAAGACTATATCCTTGTTTTTCATATGTCGAGGACAATGCGCTTTGTTTAACATTACCATGACTGCTTGGTAAGTGTAATTGAGAAAATCGAAAGTTCTGCGTTTTCCAGTGTTCATCAATCCATTTTTTAGATTCATTAAGTGTTTCTTCGGTTTCATGCGGTAATCCTACAATCAATCCAATAGTTCCACGATAAAAACCATTATGCTTAATGAGGTAATCTTTAGTATCCAGAATCGCTTGCTTAATCTTATCAGGATCCATTCCCTTACCGATAGCAGCAGCACTCGGACGATGAAATGATTCAACTCCATAAAAATGCCCATTAAACCGCATGCGCGCAAGATGTTCAATATCCTGAGGTCTGGTATGCAGTAAGTCTGCTCGGATATATCCACCAAAGTTTGGTTTAAATGGCAGAGACTCTACGACATCTGCATACTTGATGATCTTCTCGCTGTAATCATTAAAAGTTTCGTCCGCGATTGAATAGCGTTGTATACCATAATTATCATAATTTCGCATAAGATTATCTCGGAAATCATTAGAGCATCTAGTATGGTCATCTTTAACTCCCAAAATGGGCCATGTGCAGAACGCGCATTTAAACCTGCATCCACGACTTGTTTCCATAGTAACTGATTCGAAAGGTTGTGGGAAATCTCTCTTTTCATAATCAATAGAAAGATTGCGCATTGGATATGCAGGATATTCTTTAAGCGCATGCACAGTCCTGCGTTTGTTACCCTCTTTATCGATAACTTCTTCGGTATATTTCGCAGTTCCTTCTAGGATTTTTAAAATAGCAAGTTCGCCATAACCTACTACTAAGTAATCTACGGGAATTAAATGGAGATTGTAAAAATCAGTTGATCCTGATACCAGCAATACATCTGGATAGGTCTCCTTTAACCAAGTAAAACACCGCCAGAGAGTTTCCGTGTTCATATGGAATGTTGCTCCGAGACCAACAAATTTCATTGTTGGCGTCATTCGTGAACGAATTAACTCTTGGAATTCTTCAAATTGCCAAGAAGGAGCAAAATCTACGACTTCAATGTCAAACCCATGTTGGCGCAAGAACGAAGCAATTCTGTGAGAACCTGCGCTTCTGTGAATAGAAGTATAACTGATCCCAGAAAGATCCTGTGGTCTTGTGGGTTCTTCCATATTTATCATACCACCAAAGATAATTCCATCAAGCATCAATCAATTTACTTTTTTTTGCATTTATTTCTGATATTGATAGTTGTCTATGTGGTTCATTGGTTATCTCCAACGCATCACCATATCCTTTACAGAATCTACATGCATTTATATTAATTTTTTCGCTATTAATTGCTTCATGATATTTATCTATAAATTGATAATCAATCGGGATACCGTCCAATTCTTTCAAGTCATATGGTAAAGGAACTCCGATTGCTTTGTAGTATCCAGGACGATGCATACTTACTGCACACCGATAGTATTTTCCATCAATAAACGTACCACAATAGGTTTTTCCAGAACAAGAAGTATATACTGCTTGTGCGGTATCTTCATCTAGTTCTTCAAATTGATCTAGTACACGAAACTCCTCACCCCATGCCAATACTGAATGTGCTTCCTTGGACATTTCCTCTTGTTTCCAAACCCCAATACTCTTTGGATGGGACGGAACATTCTGCAAGTTCCAACGTTGTCCTCTTCTATCTAGATAGTTAAAAATCTTGTCGTAGTTTATTCCTGCATTTTCGTACTTACTGAAAGTAACAATATCACAATTATCATAAAACTCATCTGACATTGTCATTAGTTTTACTCCATTTGTAAGAACGGCAGTAACATCACATAATTTGCTCTGCTTTGCATATTTTAAATATTCTGTGATCTCTGGATTAAGTGTCGGTTCACCTCCCAGCAGTCGCAGGACACCAACATGCATGTACTGTGAGAGATTGTCTACATCTCGTTTGAAACTTTCTATGTCAGAAAATTCTTCATCGCGGTATGGAGATCCAGTGATGCAGTTTGCGCATTTTAAATTACAATGCCAACTTATGTAATAATCTGTGGATGAGAGATTAATCATTGTGTTTCATCCCATTTAATTGATTCAAGAGTTTGTAAAAATGACTCTCTGTGTTCTTCATTCCAAATCATGTAACCAATCCACTGTTTTGCTCCGCGAATCTTAAATGGTCCATCTGATTGCATTGGATGGATTCTTACTCCAGGTTTGGCAAAATGTTTACCATTTTCCATAAAATATCCAGGATGATTAATCGGATCGTTGATCTCAATATATCTTGGACATAATCTGTAATTATACTCATTCATTGAAGAGAATGCACCGAATCTACCATTTTCCATACTAATATCTACGGCTAAATCATGAATAGCACCCTGTACTCGAGGAAAGGTAACTCCAGGGACTGTATAACTTCGGGAACTTAAATGCGTCATTTTTTCATCAATATCAGAAACAGAGAAACCACTGCCGCATAAAATTCTACCATCTTTTTTATATATTATATAACCATTACCATTACCATTATACCGCTTTTCCACATAAAGTAAATATAAAAATGATGATTTATTTTTCTCCCATCCAACAGGACTCATGTTCTCTGCTCCTGGGCGTGGATCCCCCAGAGATGCTTCACAAAATGGAAGAATCTTTTCTAGGGGATAACTGCTATCAATTTTCTCTAGATCTATCATACTATAATATTAAGACGCATTCGCGCTTCTTCTAAATCTTCATTAAACAGGGCATCATAATTTTCTGCGAGCAAGAACTTGGCGTTCTTCCCTCGTATATATGCATGCTTGACCATAGAGAGATTTTTGTAGGTGAGACCATATTTCAATAAACCCAGAAAACATATCATAAACCAACCAAGCGATTTTGTCTGTGCATATGAAAATGCCGCAAGACAAATTTCACCTGTATCATTTGCAGGATATCCTGTCAATGTGTGCCAAGTGTCATGTGTGTCGCGGTATCTGCGTGCCATCCAATTATATGGATGCTTTGCTTCGATCCATTTGCTGTTGTTTGATTTTCTTCTGCTGAGTCTCAATAAGATTTCTTGATTCGGAAATAGTTTGTGGCATTCTTTACCAACAGATCTCTCTGGTCTTTCAGAAAGTGTCGAGAAATACTCCGAAATTTCTTCGGAGATGTATGCTACCTCACCACCTGATTCAGTCTTCATTAACTGCTCAAGACTCCAGCGCAATGATGGAGGATTTAATGCATGTAGGATCTCAAATATGAAAATCGTATTTGCTGGATTTCTGCGCAGTTTCTTAAATGCTTTATATGCACGAAGATAGTCAATTTTGTATTCTAGACTCATTCACAATAACCTTCAATTCACGAAGCACTTTTTTAATTTCAATCGGATTACTAAGGAAGGCATGAAAGTTTCCACTATCTTCCAAGTCGTAGACATATAGATGCTCATCGGTAAGAACATAATTTATATCTGGATTATAGTATAATTTATATGATGCTACAACATCCTCTGAACCAAAAAATGTCTCGTCGAAATCGAAGGAGTTAATTACTTTTTTAGAATACAGCAACATTCTATTCTGCAGAAGATTTTCTGCCAAAAATTTACCAAGTTCTATTAGACGCAATCCATGTGAACCTTTTACATTTGCAAATTTATAGATATCCGCACTGTTGAAGAATGCATTACCAGTAGTATCAGTTCCATTATAAGTCATCATCCCATCGACCAAACCGACTACATCAACATCTGGATTCTCATTCACAATTTTATCAAGTTTGGTCAATGCATCAGGTGCAAGATAGTCATCTGCATCAACTTGCATGTAATAGTCATGCGAGCGAGTTCGGAAAATCTCTAGAACAGAATTCTTTCCCTTCGCTGGTGTCCCGTTAGATTCAGTTACCAGAAACTCTACATTGTATTCCTCTGCAACAGATCTCGCTTGCTCTACAAATGAAAAATCGAGAGTGTTGCATACCACAACC